GATGTCTTGATGTCAATGATCATGTCATCCTCAATAATATCCGGCTCTCCAGTTAAGAATTCATTTTCAAATCTTTCTGCATTCTTGACATACAATGTACCCCTCACATCATTGACAAGAGCAATTGACTCCTCCTCCCAATCCTTGCCTTTCATCATTGGCTTTGTGACTATGGTTGATGAGTAACCAAAGAACTGCTCTTTGGCTATCTTTCTAATCTCAGACTTTGCCGTCTCTGATAATACCTCTGACTTTAACTTTGGAGCTGTCATGAGTTTTCCTAATGCTGATGGGTGCCATTTCATAACTGCTCCTCCTGCTCTTTTGTTAATGAATAATTCTCTTTGAACTTCTCAATGGTATATTTACCAGCTTTGATTTTGTCAAGAGCTATCTTAAACTGCTCATCAGTGACTATTGGCTTTGTTTTAACAGCTGTTGTAACTGAGTTACCATCATCATCAACAGCTTGCAAGGATAATAGAGCTTGCAATGTTGCTCTTCTGTAATATGTTGTTGCCGAAATAATCTTCTGTGGATCCTGGATATCTGGTAATGTTAACCAGCTTTCAACCTTTTGACCAGAATCAACATCAATTATTTGAGTTGTCAAGACATTATCATGGATTGGTTGGAGTAATATCAAGCCATTCTCATGGAGGATTGGCTCAACTGTCTCAAGCAATGCATTGATATCTGCATAACTACGTTTGAAATGTGGATTCGTAGCATTCTTAACTACCTTTCCAATGTGCATCTTTGCTCTGTGGAGCTTCATGTAAAGAGATACATGACTTAATTCATCGTTTTGCATATCTATTTATTTAAATTTTTACAAATGTAATGTAAATTTTTCATACCACAATACAAAAGAATCAAAATCTTTTGCAATGATGTATGTGCCTCCAGCTTTCTCAATAGTTTCTTGATAAGCTTTTTGATGTTCAGATTGTCTATCCTTTCCATACTTCACCTCAATCTTAACTGATCTGCCTCTTATGGTTGCTGAGATATCAGCTGTTCCTTTTGTCCCTTGTCCTGGAGTCCATTTGCCTGGTAGCTGTTTGAATGAATCCATCATTGGAATCTTTTTTCCAGCTCTGTATTGACCTTGATTTGATATCCTCTCAGCTTGACCTCCAAGAGCATTGATCCAAAAGATAATGCACTTAGTCAATGCATTAGCTGATGTATCTTTCCAATCAGTTAATGGAATGAGCTCTGGTCTCATGCTTGGATATTTGGCTTTGAGTTGTTCCATCTCAAGAGCTCTGAGTTTGTCTTTGTTAATTTTGTTCATAACCAAAGTTTATATCAATTCTTTGTTCATAGATTCCATTATCAACAATGAATCCTGTTATTTTACCCAATGTACTCTCTCCTAATTTAATCTCCATTTTTTGTAAATCAATTCTCAAATTTTGATTATTCATAGGCAAATCATTACACTTTGTTTTTTTTGTTGGTTTAATGTTTTCGCAACTCATTCTATTCTGATTTAAAGGTTTCGTTGTAGTATTGTTCTGCTTCTTCATAACTATAAGAACATTGTTTACAAGCATCAATTATCTGCTCTTTCTCCATTTCTTTGGCTTGTTCAAACCATTCTTGTATTTTATCATAACTACATAAGTCAGGATAATTTAACCAAGTATCTTGTAACCATTCTACTGCTGTTTTCATATTATTTTGATTTAAATATTACATATCTGCCTTTGTGATTTCTTCCTTTCTCCATGTCTAAGTTTTTATATTTAGCATATTCAGATATCCAATTGCTGAATCTTTGAGGATTCATATCCTTGTATCCATTAAATTCATTCTGAAATTGATTAATCATTTCACTGTTATAATAGTAAACATCCACATTCATTTGATTCTCCATTACAAAATCATAGAATTCCTTACTTGTTGCCTGAATGAATCTCTTTGCATCAGCATTGATACTGATGGATGATTGCAATCCTTTGGATAGAAAGTTTTGCAAGTTTCTAATCATGTAGTTGTCAAACTTAATCCAGTCATCTTCCTCCCATTGATCAAACAATAATCGGCCATATTCCTGGAGAGGTGATCTGTTGCTATTGAAATATTGAAAGAATTCAATCTCATGCCTTCTGCGATCATGTGATCCACCGGCACCAGCAATCACATAATTTGTTGTGATGACAATCTTTGGAGATCTTTCAAATGGTATAAATATCTCTTCTTTATTTTTTCTGTTCACTGTGATACCTTCTGAGACTATTGAAAACAATTGCTCAAAATTGAAAAATTTCTTAACATCATCAAAAGCAAGTATTTGAGAATCAAGATTAACTCTTTGATAAACAAAATCTGATTTGCTTGGATTGAATGATTTACCATCAATCTTGACAACCTTTCTCAAATATGACAGAGCTGTTAACATCAAGCTCTTTCCACTTCCTCCATTTGGATTGTCATCGATCTCTTGATCATTGAATATTATTGCTTTCTGATCTGTCTTATCTTTAAAGGTATGGATGAGATATCCAAGAGTTGACTCAAGAGCTTTAATTCTTTCTGGATCTTTGTTGCTAACTTTATGAACAAAATCAAGAAAGTCATTTTCAAAGTTAATACATGTTTGATATTCTCTTTGAATGATTTGATTCTCCCAAATGTATGCATCAATGTCAATGTATGGAATTTGCTTAATACTGTCCTTTGTAACTTTAACAACACAATTTTTGAATGGAATATAAGATTCACTCTTAGTATCCTGAATCATCTTCAAATGAATTGAGTCAATCATATTCAAGTGATTCTCAGAGAATAACTGAGTGCTCTTTGAGCAATGATTCCAAACAGAATATTGTTGTTTGTCCATAAGATAATTCAATACAAAATCTTTTATTTGCTCAACTGAGCTGAGATTTACTTTATTCTCTTTGACTCTAACAAATGTAGGTTTCTCAGCTTGCTCTGGATAGTATTTATTAAATCCATTTTTAACCAAGAATTGAGCATATTTGATTGGCTCAATACTTATGACTTCATTTCCTTGTTTATTTATTGTTATGGTCCAGAATACATCATCCATCACAGCAACCTCATCTCTGATGTCATTGATTGTTTCATCACTGATATTGTGTTGCTTTTTTATATCCTCATCATTGACTCCAGATTTTAACTTTAATCTAACTTTGCTGATTGTATCTTTATCCTCAAAGTATTTTGAATTGTATTGACTTCTTTTATATGCACTTTTGATGGTTGCCATCATCCGATCATGTGAGAAATCAGATTGACCATTTATGTATTGATTCCAGATATAACTTTCTGCAGTCTCAATGGGAATACCATATTCACACAAACAGCAAGCCAATTGAAAAATGTAATTGTTTCTGTTGCCAGATCCGAATATACCGAAATTAAACTTTTGAATGATGCTAATCTTTTTATCCTCATCTGTTAAGATGCATATTGGAGGTCTCTCAATATATTGATATCCTTTGTCTTGCTCTATTCCTTGAAACTCTTCACATTCAAGATTCATGAATAAGTCTGGATCATATGATTCAAAGCATACTCTTGAAACATTGGATGTCTTGGAATCAAAATAATCAGATTTGAAATGCTCAGCCCAAGCATTGAATCTTCTTTTGTGCTCATGCTTATCAGACTTTGGAATCTTAATAACTGCCTTCAGACCATTTCCTCCTGGTGATTTAAACAACAGCAATACATATGGATCATTGATAAGCATTTGTCTCTCAAGGTCCAGTTCAAATTCTGATGGATAGCCATCATAATCCAGCACACAAAGTCCAGAATGCTCCTCAAGTCCATTATCTGATCTTTCTTTAAAGATACCATTGAACATAATAGCATACAAAGAATTCTTGAGCTTCTTATATTCATCAGTTCCATGATCAAGACTTCTAATTTTCTCAATCTTTTCAATTAGCTCTGGAGTTCCTTTCTTAATTCTGTTGGCTACCTCTTGAATTGTCAATTCATAAGGAGTCTCTTTGCTGTTAAATAAGTTTCTAAATACTGATATTTTCATATAACTGTTTTAATACACTGTTTAAAAAGATGGGGAAAGGACAGTGTCAAACCTTTTACGTGGATGCCTCCGACAACCCCGGCACAAATATAAATGTTTTTTTATTAATCCTTTTTTCAAATACTCAATTTCCTGCATATTGAATATATTTTTCTTTTGTCCGTTGTTTTGTATTTTTCCTCAATTGCTTTGCGTATGTTTTCATCTAAATTGTTAAAATAGTCTTTCATTTTCTGCCTATATCTTTTATGATATTTGTGCTGATATTTATTTTCGCATTTCTT